CTCGGTTTTATGATGACGGCGTTGCACAACTTCGCCGTGCGCCATGATGCTCCCGTGCTTAGCTTCATTCAACTGAATCGTGACGGTATTGACCGTGAGTCAACTGACGTTATTGCTGGTTCTGACCGCGTCCTTTGGCTGGTAACAAACTTCACAGTTTACAAGCCAAAAACAGCAGAAGAAATTGCGGACACTGGACCACAACATGGCAACAGAAAGCTAGTGCCAATCAGCGCGAGACATGGTGAGGGTCTCGACCCAGGCGACTACATCAACGTGAAGTTCCAGGGGAAGTACGGACGCATCCGTGAGGGCGAAACATGGATGAGCCTACAGAACCAACAGCAACAGAATGCTCCTGTGCAGGATGCGGACGACGTACCATTTGATGGGGATAAAGATGCCGAGGTACAGCCAAGCACTGGTGAATCAGGTAACTGATGAGTGCTGCGATGTCATTGGTGATATGATGACTGAACTAGGGGTAAACTACACCCGTAGCCAACGTCGTCTATTTGGCTCGTGCCCTGTGCATGGTGGTGACAATCCTGGTGCGTGGAACCTGTACCCCGAAGGCGACAACGTGCGCGGTATCTGGTTCTGTCGCACACACAATTGCCATTTGAAGTGGAAGAAAACCCTGGTGGGATTTGTCCACGCAATGCTTTGCAACCATTATCCAGAGAAAAAATTGAAGTGGACCCATGCTGTTGACTGGATGATTAAGTTCCTTGGGTACAATAACGCCAGTGAAATTGTGACACCAGATGAAGCTACCCTTGAACGTCAGCGCTACAACAATGCGTCCTATCGCTTGAACCTTAAGCCCAAGACCAGCGCCGACCGAACGTGGACACCCGAGAAGTACCGTGAACACATTGAGGTTCCCTCACAATACTACCTGGACCGTGGCTACGAGCATGAAACCCTAGTGAGATATGACATAGGATATTCCAAGCGAACAAACAGGTCGGTTGTGCCGGTGTACAATGATAAACATGATACCATTATTGGCATGACGGCGCGTACCCACTACGATAAATGCAGTGAGTGTGGCTATTACCACCAACCCGAGCAGGCTTGTCCTGTTCGTATCGAAGACCAGATTAACGCCTGTAAGTGGAAGAACTCACCGGGGTTTGAAGCGGCACATTTTCTCTACAACCTTTGGTTTGCTCGTCCTCACATTGTTGAGAGCGGCACCATTATATTGGTCGAAGGACCGGGGGATGTTTGGAGACTGGAAGAAGCCGGGATTAAAAACAGCGTGGCCATTTTCGGCACCGACCTAACCGAGGAACAACTGACGCTCATTGAGAGTTCGTGGGCGATGAATGTAATCGTACTAACAGACAACGACGAGGCTGGTAAGCACGCAGCCAATACCCTTAACGAAAAACTGCGTCGTACTCACCGCATGTTCTTTCCCACAATCAAGGGCGATGACGTTGGAGACCTGCGTGGCAATGCGGTAACTGCTGACATTGCACCAACGCTCAAGAAGATAACCAAGTTCAATAGAGAAATAGGTATCAAATAGGAGAAACCCCATGACTAAGATTATCGGACTTTCAGGCAAGAAACAAAGCGGCAAAACCACCACAGCCAACTGGATTATTGGCCAGCAGATGGTCAATATGGATATGGTATCGTGGGTTCGTATTGACAGGTTGGGTAGGCTTGTGGTTCCCTCCGTCGTTAATGATGAGGTTGTCGAAGGCATCTTCGACCCACAAAGCCACGACCCCAACGTGGAAATGTTGCTAGCCCAATACATTTGGCCAGTAGTTAAGCTCTACTCATTCGCTGACATTCTCAAGATGGCCGCTGCTGCTATCTTTGGCCTACAACCCGAACAGGTCAATGGCACCAATGCCCAGAAGGACGCTCCTACCAAGTATAAGTGGAGCATGTTTAAGGGCTTCCTCCTGCCTAAGACGCAGAAGCAATACGCCAAGGAAATTGCCGCCAACGACAACATGTCGAGCCGCCATATCCTACAGGTGATGGGCACCGACATATTCCGCAGAATCTACGGCAACGTCTGGGTAGACGCATGTCTGAAAAACATCAAGGACGATGGACCAGAACTGGCTATCGTCACCGATTGTCGATTCCCCAACGAGGTTGAGGGCATCCAGAAGGCCGGTGGTAAGGTTATACGCTTCCTCCGTGCCCCCTTCGCGGGACAGGACGAGCATGAAAGCGAAACTGCTCTGGATAACTACACTGGATTCGACCACATATTTGACAACCGTGAACTAAGCATCGCAGAACAAAACGAGCAGACCAACCGTTTGCTGACTGCTTGGAAGTGCAACACTTGGGACTGGCAGACACAAAGTGAAACCCAGTCCGTAACTCCTCACCCGCAAGACCGACAAGGTTATGCACCAGGATTCGTGGATACTGTGGAAAACGACCCGCGTTAAACTCGCAAGGCACTGGTCACGCCAGATTTACCTACGGGGTTCTAAATGATAATCACCTACTTTAGGTCTAGTTCCTACAATGGCTGGAGCATTTGTCCTCAGCAATACTTTCTTACTTACGTGCTAGGAAAACCTGCGCCATCCGGCAAAAAAGCTGAAATGGGCACCATCCTACATAAGGTCATGGAAGGTCTAGCACACGGCAAGAAGTGCATCCAAGACAACACGCCCAGCTTCACGGACGAGGCACTGGGTACTGTCTCAGTGACCACTCAACGACTAACCGACCCACAATTCGTGGAGTGGTTATTCGAGAAATCATTTGAATACTACAGTCACTCCGACAAGAGTATTCATCCGTACACCGAGCGGGACAAGCGAGACATTTGGAAATGGTGTTGTGACGCACTCGCCTTTCAAGATGGAATGTTTGACCCAAGGCTGCGAGACATAGTTGCGCCTGAGCCACACTTCGACATTCCAATCGAAGAACCTTGGGCAGAGTATGAATACAAGATGCCTGACGGCAGCACGCTTGAAGGACGATTGCATATCAAAGGCACGATTGACCTTGTAACACGCATCAACCCACGCATGTTTGAGGTTATCGACTGGAAGAGTGGTGAGTGTAAAAACTGGGGTACTGGCGAGGAAAAGTTCTTTCCTGACTTCTGCCGCGACCCACAATTGAGAATGTATCACTATGCGCTTAACAAGCTGTATCCAGAAGTAGATACATTCGCCATGACCATTAACTATGTGCGCACCAAAGGTCCATACACTGTAGCATATAGTGAACAGGACATGGAAGACACGCTCAAGATGTTGCGCAAACGCTTTGAGGTTATCAAAGCCAATGTGCGACCCAGGTTGAAATCTCCATCCAATAAACATTGGTTCTGCAAGTATGTTTGCTGGTATGGCAGCGTAAAGAACCCGGCTCACCAGGATGGTCAGCCAACGCTGTGTCAAGAAATCGCGGAGAAAATCCGTAAGAACGGCATCGAAGCCGTAATGCGAGACGAAACTGAGCCCGGCCACTCCATTGGCTACTACCACAATCCAGGAAGCTAATCATGCCCAAAGGTAAAAAAGTATGTCCCGCGTGCGAGAAAGAACATGGGGCTCGCAAACTTAAATGTGAATGTGGCCACGTATTTGGAAGCGCAGCCAAACCGAATAAGCAGGGAAGGAAAGTCCAGCAGACCAAGCACCCGCTTGGATTAGAGTTCGTGCCCGAGCCCGGTCTATGGGTATTTGACCGTGGCGACCTCCCCAAGGTACATGCTCCTGCCGACCTCTCTTCTGGACCAATCGACAACCAGGAAGTCTATGACTATGTGACGTACAATAGTCTGGGGAGCGCTATCTTCTCTGAGGTTCCTGCTAGGCGTATTGCTGACCCTAAGCTACGTAAGCTGTGGGAGAAGGCCAAAAAAGCAATGAATGAAGTATGGGGGTATCTAACCGATGAGCAAACCACAGTCTAAGCCCAAGGTGGCTGTTAACCAAATCAACATACAGTTGAACCGCAAGCTGATGAACCATCAAATCATCAGCCAACTACGTGATACTGCTCGCGCAGAAGGTATGCTGTCAGGCAGCGCCGTTATGGAACTGTTAGAAGAGTATGACAGGATGCGCTACCTGATTGAGGGGTTAGTCACCGCCTACGAGAGGGGTGATGAGGCCAAGGTCCGCAAGGTACTCGACGTATTTAGGATACTGACATGAAGCCTACATTCAACCAGCATGTCTGGGACTTGATTGAAAAGGAAAGAAATTCCACAGTCGTGGTTGACAATCTCCACGCCTACGCTATAATAAAGGACAGGCTGGATGTCTTCTGGCAAATCGCCCGTCAACTAGACGACGAAGACGACCAGATGGCGGTGTTGGGCGCGCTGATTGGAATTGGGTCAGGCGCACAACTGGCTGCGGAGGGACTGGGTTTGGTGCCCGAACAGCTACAGGGTGAGGTTCGCGAGACTGATGCTGAGCGGCGTGTAGATGCGGCACATAAAGTCTTTTCACAGATTATTGAAATCATCAACACGGAAAAGAAACAAATCCGTTCCCTACAGAAGGGTCAACCGCGCTTCGCTTTTGAGTTTGACTTGGACACACTACGGAATTGGCAGGAACTAGCCGAAGGGTTGGCAGAATGAGTACATACTTTCCTCTACACGTTCATTCCCACTATAGTTTATTGGATGGGCTGAGCAAACCAGCGCAGATTGCGAAGCGCTGTGTAGAGGCTGGTCTGCCTGGGTCAGTAGTAACTGACCACGGAACTATTGCTGGGGCCGTATCATTCACCAGCGCCATGGAAAAGCGTGACCTACAGCCTATCGTGGGTTGTGAAATGTACATATCTCCAAGGGATGCCACCATCAAGGACGGCGACCGTGAGCTACATCACCTTGTTGTCTTGGCCAAAAACCAAGCGGGATGGCGTCAGCTTATCCAATGTACCAGCGCCTCCAACCACCCAGACCACTTTTACTACAAGCCACGGCTTGACCTCGACCGCATGGCTGAGTTTACCAAGGGCGACCTAGTTGCATTCAGTGGTCATTTAGGCTCTCACCTAGCTTCCTGCATTTTTGGTGACCTAAACGCCATCCATCACTGCAACACCATGGACGAAGCCAAGCAGTTCACACATTCAGACTGGGTGAAACGAGGCATTCGTGAGGCCGAACGACTCCAAGAGATATTTGGTAAGGGCAACTTCTTCATTGAAGTCCAGGTAATCGACAACAAGACCTTGCCCGCCGTCAACCTCTTGGCGTTAGGTCTGCGCTACATATCCCAGCGCACAGGCATTCCCTGCATAGCTACGCCAGACGCCCACTATGCTTGTCGCGAAGATGCTGCGGACCAACGTGTGTTGCTGTGCAACTCCCTCAACACTAACTTCCGTGAAGTGGAAGCCAAGATGGTGCGTGGTGAAGACGTAGGCTTGGGTACTTTCTTTAGCTCACGTAACTACCACATACCAACCTACCAAGAAATGATTGAGGCCGGTAATACGGAAGCCGAGCTTGCGCAAACACTTGAGATTGCGAGCATGTGCGAGCCGTACAAGATTACTGGCCCCCCAATGCTACCCAAATTCCCCTGCCCCGATGGACTGTCGTCCGATGAATACCTGTCGCGGCTACTCGATGAAGGTTGGGAACATCGGTGGCCACAAATTGAGTCTGTGATTAACCGCACAGGCCATACGGTAGAGGAATACCTCGCACGCCGCAAGTCAGAATTTGAGACACTGTCGTCCGTTGGGCTGTCGGACTACTTCCTTATCGTAGACGACATTATCAAATGGGCACGCAACGACGGTCAGATTACTGGTGCTGGTCGTGGTTCTGCTGCTGGCGCACTCACACTGTACCTTCTCAGCGTAACACATGTTGACCCAATTGAGTTTGACCTACTGTTTGAGCGGTTCTACAACGCTGGACGAAACACGGCTACTCGCGTGTCGCTGCCTGATGTTGATATGGACTTTGAGATTAAACAGCGTGGCCGAATCATCGAGTACATACGTAGCCGCTACGGACAAGACCGTGTGGCACAGATGCTCACGTTCACACGTTTGCAGGGAAGGGGTGCCATCAAGGATGTGATGAGGGCACACGCCGCTGCCTCGTATGAGGAAATGAACCGTATTACGTCGTTCATTCCTGACGAAGCTGAAATCTCTGACCAGCTACAGGTGATGAAGGAAGCCGACAAGAAGGCTGGTGGTGACGGCGAAGCCAGCATCATTCAGTGGGCGCTGGAACACAACGCTGCTGAGCTAAAGCAATGGGCCTACCTGGACGACAATGGTAATGTTCAGGGTCCGATGGCTAAGATTTTCGAGCAGGCCATTCGGATTGAGGGAACCAAAAAGAGTCAGAGCAAGCACGCGGCTGGCATCGTGATTGCCCAAGAGCGATTATCCGATATTTGTCCGATGGTTTACGACAAATCATCCGGTGAAATGATTGCTGGCATGGAAATGAATGACCTGGAGGCTATGGGTCATGTCAAGTTTGATATACTTGGGATAGCCATGCTTGATAAGGTGCATGGTGTGTTGAATTTGTTAAAACACGGTGAATTACACAATGCCACCACTTTACCATAAAACCAGACTAACCACTGACGAAGTTAACTCAAGACTATTCCCATTAGGATGGAAGTTGGTGGAAGAACACAATACGGTCTCCCACCCACAACCAATACAATGCCTAGTCTGTGGTCACATAGTATCCAGAACGCTCTCAAATGTTTTTGCAGGCAGAAGCAAACATTGTCCACAGTGTTTGCTAGCAGGCAGGACACACAAACCACACCCCATGCACCGCACAAACACAACACCTAATATATTATCTCAAGTAGACCTGAGTAGGGAGATAGAATATACACATGAGAAATCCTTAACTCTAACCACCCAAAACAAAAAACGCAAAAAGCACCGATGGTCTGTGGAAGACAATTATTTTCTAGGTCGGCACTATGAGATTCAAGGGGCGCGTTGGTGTGCCCAACAACTAGGAATACCAATACCCAGAGTGCGAACACAAGCCTATGCTTTACACATACCTACTGGGGTAACAAAATATGGTGTGAATGAAGTTAACCAACTCGACAGTTTACTGGTTGGTTTTAAGGCGCTGGGTCTTGACGAATATATGTGTTTAACCTGCGGCGACATTCGGGTTTATGACAAATACAAACTCTGGAAAAAGAATCCCACTCAATGTTCCAAGTGCGACAAAAAGTTTGGTCGTGTTAATTTGTGTTACACCACCCACAATCAAATAACTTTTCTGTATCCAGACACCCAACCAGATAAGGACCGCATCACCTACAGATGTAGGTGTTCATGCGGCAACATCATGCGTCACGTAATTCCCAGAGACGTTTTTCGTAACGACACCAAGAGTTGCGGACATTGCACTGACTCAATTGCCATAGGAGATACAAGCGGTATACTGGTTGTCATCGACACGAAAAAAGCCAAACGCGGTCAGCAGGCCAAGGTGCAATGTAAGTGTGGTAAGCAATTTTGGCTACCAGCTTCCGTAATCAAAACTGGTATGTGCGTATCATGTGGAACATGTAACTACGGCAGTAGCCGTGGACACATCAGAATACTACAGGCGTTGAAATGCCTCAACATCAACTTCATAGAAGAACACCCATTTGATGGCTGCATATACAAAGGGCAATTAAATGTTGACTTTTACCTAGTGGACCTCAATATCGCTATCGAGTTTCACGGCGAACAACATTACAAGCCAATCGACAAATGGGGGGGGATAGAAAAGTTACACGACCAACAAATACGAGACCAAATCAAGCGCGATTACTGCGCCACCAACGGAATCACACTCTACGAAATACCCTACACCTACTTCGATGACCTTGAAGGCATCATAATAGACCTAGTCAACGGAAATCCCCGCGAGCTTGTTCATCCACCCATTCAAGGAGAACTACAATGATTCTTAACACCACACTAGCAGCGTTTCACCCCCAGTACCATCACACCGTAAGCAACATCATCAGCTTTTTGGAAATACACGAACCAACTTGGTTCCGCGAATCCACTAAACAAGAAACGCGCCTTCTGTATGTAGGTCGTCTACTGGAAGCCGCACACATTGCTGGAGAGTAATATGGACAATCGACACATGTGCTGCTTTGACTTTGAGACAGGCGGCAAAGATACATCAAAGTGTGAAATCATCCAAATCGGTGCATGTATCATCGACCGCAACAGTCTGGCCATTAAGGATAAGTTTGAGACCTTGATGAAGCCAGAAGACTTTGATGCTTTGGAAGACGAGGCCCTGCGAGTCAACGGTATCACCAAGGAACAATTGAAGGATGCACCAGAAGCATCCGTGATGTTCCCTACCTGGGCCGCTTGGATTCAGAAGTTCAACATCAACAAGCAGAAAAGTTCATTCGGCTCACCCATTCCAGTTACCTGGGGCGGCGACCGCTTTGACATTCCCATCATGGACCGGTACTGCCAGAAGTATGGTTACTGGGACCATAAGTGGGGTAATGGGACGCTGTTGAATCCAGTGTTTACATTCGACGTGATGAAACACATTTGGTTCTGGACCAGATGTAATGCTGACGTTAAGAACATAAAACTACCCACTGTCCTTGAATACATGGGTGTGAACCCCGAGGAAATTGAAAGGGGTGCGCACAATGCCATGTGGGACGTTGAGTGGACAGCTAAGATTGCTATACGTCTCTTGAAGGTTGGCATTCACCTGACCGGATTGAATGATGACGGAAAACGAAGACTAGAAATGAAGGACTGCTTCGCCAATGGAAAATCCTGACCAACAACTCGTCCACTTTATACACTTTGATGAAGTGCGTGCGCAGCTAGATAACGCAGCCGCCCTTCTCAAATGCGCCAAAGACGACCTGGAAATCTTTCGACCAGAAGGCCCTGGTCATGCATTTCAAGCAACCCTGGCGGCAATGGAGGTTGACCACTATCCACAGCGCAGTGGTTTGACGCAAGGGCTTCCCTTTATCCACACGGCTCCTCGTCAACAAATGAAGAATTCATGTGTGTTTCCTTATATAGGAATGCGCTTGTATGGACCACGAGGCACCAACAGGTATTTCGTGGCGTCTACGCGATATGATGGGCACTCATACTACAGCGCCATCTTTTGTCGCAAGGGACACGTATACTCTATTGCCAGAGCGTGGAACAGAGCCAGACAAAATAGTGATGTCAGCAACAACAAGCCACCCTTTTTGGCTGATGGTATCTTAGAGGACGTTGTCAAACACAGCATTGAACTGATTAAGAACCGACGCAAGTTGACTCAGTACAACATTCGACCAGTCTATGGAATGCTGTTGTGTGGCTCACCCGGCAACGGCAAGACCATGTTGTGCAAATACATCAAGACGCTAGCGCGTCAAAATGAGATTCGCACTGAAAACTTCACGGCGTCTGACATAGACCGCGCCTACAAGGACAACGACCTGGAAGCACTGTTCTATGGTGGCACAATGTCAGGGTCATGGCAGAGAGACTGTGTCTTATTCTTTGACGACATTGACATTTCCTACTTGAATCGCGCTTCCGGCAACGGCAGGGTTGCCTGCTCAATACTATCCGCGATGGATGGCATTAGCCCAAATGATGGGAGTATCATCCGTATCTTTTACCAATGAAGACGTTAGTAGCCTAGATGCAGCATTCGTCCGACCAGGGCGTATTGACCAAACCATTCAGTTTAACCCGCCAGAAGCATCGTTGCGCCGTGAGTTTCTTAGCACATGGCCTAAAGACATTCTGAACCACATTGGTGTTCCGCGCTTAGTAAGCGAAACCGAAGGTCAGTCATTCGCTAGCATTGACTCCATCAAGACCGCCCTTGTCATACATTACATGGACACTGGAGAGTGGAGCCTAGACAAGGTGTTGGAAAAGTCTGACTACCACCACTCTCACGAACACACGAAGGTGGGATTCTAATGA